AAAGCATATACAAAGGACTGGATAAAAGATTACATAAAAGACTACACTGGTGATTATGCAAAAATATATACCAAGACTTATGAAGCTGCATACACAAAAGCATATGTTGGTGCATATGAAAAAGATTGGGTAAAAACTTATACTAAAGAATATGCTGCTGACTTCTCAAAAACATATGATAAAGTCTGGTCTAAAGATTATGAAAAAGCATACGAAGGATCTTTTGAAGAGAACTATGTTAAGACATATACAAAACTGTGGCAAGGTAACTATGAGAAAACATATTCAAAAGACTATGCTAAGATATACTCAAAAGATTGGACAAAAGCATTTGATGCTGTCTATGTTGGAATATATACAAAAACATATACAAAAGCATATGCAAGAATCTTTACAAAAGCATTCAATACTGATTGGGAAAGAGACTTCTCAACAGATTACAATAAAGGATATGATGTTGATTACCAAGGTGATTATACTAAGTCTTGGGAAAAAGTTTACTCAGCAGACTACGAGAAAAATTGGGCTAAAGATTATGTAAAAGAATATGTTGGTGACTATACAACTGATTACAATAAGACATATACAAAAGCATACGTTGGTGTGTATAATAAAATATGGGCAAAAGATTATGATGCAGCTTACGTAAAAGTTTGGGAAGGCAACTACAACAAAGATTATGAAAAGAACTATGTCAAATCATATGAAGGATCATTTGATCAGGCATGGGCAAAGGTTTGGGAAAAGAATTACGAGAAAGTATGGCAAGGAACATTCTCAAAGAACTATGCAAAGAACTATCAAAAAGTTTACAGTAAACAATATCATGGAACATATGATAAAGATTACACAAAAGCATATGTTGGTAGATTGTATTGGATTGATGAAGATAAGGCAACATACACTGGACCTCTTGGATCGTTTACATCTGCAGTTGGATATGGTGATGGTGAAGTTGAATATGCAATTGATTATGGTAAGCAATATGTTTCTGGATTTACTGGAGCAACAGCATACACAGTATCATCAAGTTTTGTATCACCAGGTGAAATAGAATCATTCTCACAAGCTGAGAACTACGATGTTGATTATGTTAAACCATATGAGAGAATATACGACAAGCCATATGAGAAAGTTTATGCAAAGGCTTGGGATTCATCAGCAGCTAACTATGCTAAGCAATGGGAAAAGAACTGGTTAAGAGATTGGTCTTCTAACTGGGTTGGATCCTTCCATGGTGGAACACAAGATGCTGCTACACCAACTGCATATGTTAAAACATTCTTACCAGATACTGGTGTTGCATTGTATGCAAAAGAGTATACAAATACATTGTACACAAGATTGTATGGTGGTTATGAAAGTGCTGGTACAATTACATCCACAGGTTCATATGCAAAAGCATACTCTAAGGCATATGAAAAAACATGGACTAAGACATACGATAAAGCATACCTCAAAACATACACAAATATTTTTGAGAAAGCATATGACAAAGACTATGATGGACTTGGATATGATAAAGATTGGCTTAAACAATATGTTAAGACATATGATGGAGCATCATATACAGGATCATTTGAGAAGACATATCAAAAAGAATATACAAAAGTATGGCAAGGTGACTATGTAAATGAATGGGCTGGTTCTTTCAATAAAGAATATGCAGCAGACTATAATGCAACATATGTAAAAACATATGTTGGAGTATATACAAAAACATATGAGAGTGCTGATGCTGCTTATGTTGGACCAACTTATGATGGTGCAACATATACTAAGTCCTGGGAGAAAGACTACGAAAAAGCATATTCCAAAGATTGGGAAAAAACATATACCAAGTCTTGGGAGAAGGATTATGAAAAGGTATATGAAGGTTCATTTACAAAAGCATGGACAAAAGATTACAGTAAAGACTACAACAAAGATTTTGCATCTAACTTTACAAAAGATTACGTAAAGAATTATGATCGTGACTATGTTGGAGACTATACAAAAACATACGAAAAAGATTACTCAGCAGACTATGCTAAAGCATGGAACAGCTCAGCTGCAACATATACAAAAGCATGGACTAAAGCATATGATAAGTTGTACCAAGGTACATATACTAAGTCATATGAAAAGAACTACGAAAAGGATTACGAAGGTGCATTCACAAAAACTTACACCAAGGTATATCAAAAGGATTACGAAGCTGCATATGCTAAAGATTTCACGAAGGCTTGGGTCAAAGCATACGATGCAGACTACACAAAGACTTATTCAACAGATTATACAAAGGCGTATACAAAGAACTACGACAAGGATTATGTTGGATCGTACATTGCCACATTCTCAAGATCATACGACAAAGATTATGAAGGCTCGTATGATAAAGAATATGAAAAAACCTGGACCAAAGTTTGGACCGTTGGCTTCGGGTCTACAACTTACGTAGGAGAATATACAAAAGTTTACATAGCTGATTACACCAAAAACTACGATAAAGACTTTGGTGGATCATACGATAAAGAATACGTTAAAGAGTACAATGCTGAATATGTTGGTACCTATACAGCAACTTACATCAAGACATACTCTGAAGATTTTGTAAAAGAATATACTAAGTCTTATGATAAAGACTATGTTGCAGAGTACAATGCTACTTGGATCAAAGAATATCTTGGTCAGTATCAAAGAGTTGGTGGTGTGTATGGAGGTTATCTCAAAACATATACAGATACGTTTGTTAGAGTATACAACACTAAAGGATCGTTCATTGGTACATATACAAAGAACTATCAAAAAATATATGAAAGAGAATATCTTGGAACATATACTAAGTTGTATCAAAAAGCATATGAAGGTACATTTGATAAAGACTATCTAACTAACTATACAAAAAGTTATGACAAAATTTATGTTGGCCCAGTGTTCTATGGTGGTTTTGCTTCTGGCTCACAAACAACCAACTATACTAAAGTATGGAACAAAGATTACGAAAAGAACTGGATCAAAACATACACAGGTATCTTTACAAAAGATTATCTCAAAGAATACACTGGAACATACCTTGGAACATGGACAAAAGATTATGCCAAGGTATATGAAGATAATGCATGGTCAAGAGAAGTTAATGTTTCATACATGGGCTTTGCTGAATCAACTGGTGTTGCAGGTTCTGGTGGTGCTGGTTGGAACATTGGTTCAAAAGGTACAACAGAAGCTGATCACAGTCATCTATTATTCTTACCACAAGATAGTGATGTATTCAATGGTGGTGGTAGAGGTGTTCCAGATTGGGAGTATGGAAACTCAAGAGCTATAGGTGGTAGAGGTGGTAACTTAGGAAACATTGGTACTGGTGGTGGTGAAAGATTCTTGAGAAAAACAAGACTTGCTAGATCTGGTGATGGTGGTAAGCCTGGTGCAGCCATTAAAGGATACAATTCCAACTTCGTAAGTATGATATATCAGGGCAACATCTTGGGTGATCCTAACTATAAGTTCCAAGGGTAAGAGGCTATGGGTAAGCCTCTCAAGATTAAAACCACTGGTGGTGGAACTTGGGTTGCACTACAAGAAATACCTGATACCGAACTAACACACATTGTACATCAAGTTCTTTTGGAGTTTGCTTCTAGTACTTCTGGTACAGGAACTTTATCTGTTGGAACTGATACTGGTGACAGTATAGGTTCTTTTACTGATACAAATTCATCTGCAAGCTCAACAACAACAGTTTATCAGAATCTAACATCAGTTTCTGAAACAAGTATGATCCGTCCTGTCGAATTCAGTACAACTATACAGGAAACATCGGATGCTAACCTTAACTCGATTATCATTAGTACTGCTCTTAGCAATCTTGTGTCTAACGGAATTGGGTCTTATGTCTTGTCAACCTCAAATCCTGACTCAGATAGATACGCTGCTATAACTCCAGCACTAACAGATAACACATACAATACATCAACAAGTTATAATCTATACAGGAAGACTTCTGTTGCTACATCACCAACAGAGGTTCTACCTCTGAAGGTAAATGGTACATCATTAAAACAGATGACCAATACAGAAATAAAAACTCTGGCAGCTAGATTAAGAAATAGAATTATTGCAACTGGTATTGGAACATATAAGTTACAAGCTACTGCTCCATCTACAGGTACATGGGTAGATCAAGGAACAATTTTAGATACAAAGATCATAGATTCTGATAGTGCATCATATTCTAAAGATTATGCAAAACATTGGGTACCAGATTTCACTTCAGAGTATGTAAAAAATTATGACACTGCAAACACTTGGGAAAAGGACTATGTTAAAAATTATGATAAGGACTATGTTAAGACATATGAAAAATCTTGGGAAACAGATTACGTTGGTGATACAGGAACGTACACGAAGGCTTGGGTCACAGATTACAACAAAACTTATACTAAGACATATGAAAAGGCTTATGTCAAATCATACGTACAAAGTTATCTAAAAAATTATGAGAGAGCTTGGTCTGCTGCATTCTCAGCAGAGTGGCAAAAAGATTACGAGAAAGATTATGCTGGTAACTTTGTAGGACAGTTTGTTGGTTCATATGAAAAGGCATGGACCAAGACATACACATCTGCACAAAACTATGAAAAGATATACACTAAGGTATGGAACAAAGATTACAACAAAGACTATATTGGTGTATATGAAGGAGTTGTTTCATACAATAGAACATTTGAAGGTGACTTTGCAAAAGATTGGATAGTATCATATTCCAAAGCATATGCTGGATTCATACTTTACAACAAAGAGTATGATCAAACTTTTACAGCAAACTATCATAAAGATTGGATCAAAGGTTATGTTGGAATAAGAAACTATCTTGCAGAGTATGCAAGAGATTGGAACAAGTTGTATGAAAAGCAATGGTCTGGTGAATTCCAAAAGACTGAAAACTTTGATGTTGATTATGAAGGATCGTTTGATAGAAACTATTCAGCGTCATATACAAAGTTCTATGAAGGTGAGCCAGCTTTTTCTGTAACTTACATCAAAGCATACGTAAAAGATTTTGGAAATGATTATGCAAAGACATTCTCTGCTACAGCAAACTATACGGGAACTTCTAATAGAACATACACGAAAGACTATGGGCGAGCTTGGACTGTCGAGTTTGCAGGTCCTGGTATATTCCAGAATGAGTTCACAAAAACCTACACAACAACCTACTCAAAAAATTATGATAAGATCTGGACTAAAGACTGGATCAAAACTTATACTACTGAGTATGCAGCACAGTATGAAAAAAGCTGGCTCCAAGACTGGATCAAAACATACTCAAAAGCGTTTGCAAAATTATATGACAAAACATATGACAAAGACTACGTTAAAGAGTACGAAAAGACATGGAACAAAGACTATGTTACTGACTATGAAAAGAACTATGTAAAAACATATACTACTGATTACAATAAAGATTATATAACTGACTATGAGAAAACATATGTCAAGGCTTATGTTGGTGTATATGTTAAGAACTATGAAGCT